TTAGCATTTTTCCTTCAGCTGGAACAATAACTGGACAACTCAACATTTATGGATTGGTTAAATAATGGAACTCACAAAAATGATTGTCGATGCATCAAATAATGATATTCAAATTGTTGCACTTTCAGAGGAAGAATTAGCGCAAAAAATCATAGATGAGCAAAAATCAAATGATGATTATTTAAGCGTTCAAAATGAAATTGAAACAAAGGCAATTGCAAAGAATGCCTTGCTTGAACGTCTAGGCATTACTGAAGATGAAGCGAAACTATTACTCTCATGAATTACCCAGTCGGATCAGCTCCACAAGCAATCGAGATCGCCAAAGCTGAAATCGGTTATGTCGAGACACCAGAGAACATAACAAAATATGGCGAATTTACAAAGGCAAATGGATTGCCGTGGTGCGGATCATTCTGCAATTGGGTACTGGCACAAGCTGGGGTCAAGGTTCATTCAGTCGTCAGCACAGCCGTAGGAGCTCATAAATTTAAGGAGATTGGCCGCTGGCATGAAGTGCCTGCAATTGGCGATCTTGCATTCATGGACTTTCCACATGACGGCGTCGATCGCATCAGTCACATCGGCATCGTCGTCGGCATTGATGGCAAGACAGTGACATGCATCGAAGGCAACACATCAGGCACAGGCGATCAGCGCAATGGCGGCATGGTCATGGTCAAGCAGCGCACAATCGGCAAAGAAGTCGTCGGCTTTGGCCGTCCGAAATTTGTGCCGTACAAGGGAGAATTTCCAAAGGTAGAAATGCCGTCACCAACAAAAGCTGAAAAGCCAAAGAAGGAGAAAAAATGGAGCAAATGAAAGCAATTGCAGCAAGCTGGGCAAGATCATTTCTTGCAGCTGCGCTCGCACTGTACATGGCAGGCGAGACAGATCCAAAGACATTGGCGATGGCAGGCGCGGCCGCTGTTGCACCGGTGATTTTGCGCTGGCTCAATCCAAAGGATCAAGCTTTCGGGTTATTGGGGAAGTGACTCGAAAGGTACTGACGGCAGCTTTAGGGTTATCGCTTTCGCTAGGGCTGTCGTCATGTGCTTATCAGGGATGGACGCGCTATGAGTGCCAAGAATTCGACAACTGGCAAAAGCCTGAGTGCAATCCGCCACAATGTAAGGCTACGGGAGTCTGTACTGAGGACATATTTGGAGAGGATCCGCGTGCCATCACATCAACGCAGATTGACCAATGAGCAGCTTAAAGCTCGACTGATCGTATTCATTGGGGTTTGTCTAGCTCTCACATTTGCATTTTCTGTCGCTGGGATGCTGTACGCGCTGATCTTTGTGACTCAGCCACTTGGCGATCAAGCTCCCAATGATCGAGCATTCATCGAGCTACTTTCGACGCTGACGATTTTCTTGACTGGGGCATTGGGATCAGTGCTTGCGTCAAATGGACTGAAGGACAAGCCAAAATCGCCCGAGGACACGCCGAAAAACACACAGGATTCTTGACCTTGTCAGCGATGTGGTTCATGCTCTTACATGGGAGCGAGCCTTGCCACGGGTCAGGCGAAATGCAGGGCTTGCTCCCCTAACAGAAACGGGAGCATCATGGCAATTGAACAAATCATCGGCTTTGCTGTATTGGCACAGCTGACAATCGGGACGATTCTTTATTCAATGGGATATCGGGATGGCAAATCGGTCGGATACATGCGCGGTCGCGCTGTGCAATCTGCAGCAATGAAAACAAAGGCGGTCAAGTAATGGCCGGATTCTTGGATGGATATGAGGATGTGGCTGCACGCATCAAAAGACTGCACACTACATTCCCGTCAAATCGGGTCGAGACATCGATCATCGATTTCAATGCACAAGCTGGATACATTTTGGTGGAATGCCGGATCTTTCGTGAATATGAGGATGAAAAGCCATCGGCCATCGACTACGCATTTGGACGGGTCGAATCTTACAATCCTAGCATGAAGCGATGGTTTGTCGAGGACACTGTGACAAGTGCCATCGGACGATGTGCAGGGTTATTGCTTGGATCGGAGACAAGGCCGACAAAGCAAAACATGGAGCAAGTGGAGACCATGCCAAAGGCATTTGTGGACAAGATCGAGGATGATCCTTGGTCAAAGCCATTTGCTGAGGATGGATTTGCTACAGCTGCAACAGGCATCGCTGAGATTGTCAATCAGCTTGGTGGTGAGCTCATCCAAGAAGCTCCACAGTGCAAGCATGGCCATCGCCTACTGAAAGAAGGCACAAGCCCAAAGACAGGCAAGGCTTATCGTGGACACATGTGTCCCGAAAAGGTCAAGGCCAATCAATGCCTGCCGATCTGGTACACACTTGGATCAGACGGAAAATGGAAAGTCCAAGAATGATGGCCGACATGGAGATGATCAAGATCGCCACTGGCGAGCGCACACGATTCATGGAAGATGGCTCAGTGGTCAAAGATGAAGTCGATCCGCCAAAGATCGAATGGTGCGATCGATGCGAGACATTTAAACGATTTGATGGCGGTCGATATGACACAGTCATGGGATCGCCTGAGCTGTGGTATTGCGAGCTGTGCAAATGAAGATGAAAGTGTCATTTGATGACATGATTGAATCGATTGAAATTGCTTTGCTACGCATTAGAGAGATAAACGGCCGTCCAGATCATTCATCGAGATACGACAAGAATTTGTCATTCCACGAATATGTCTGCCAATTGGCTGAATCGATCTGCGCTGAGATTGTGGTGGCTCGATACTTTGGGAACAAGGATTTCAAGCCGACAGTGAACACATTTAAGACACAAGCTGATGTCGGATCAAGGCTCGAAGTCAAATGGACAAAGTACGAATCCGGTGCATTGATCATTGGTGAGAGTGATCGCAATTCTGACATTGCTGTACTTGTCACGGGCAAATCGCCTGTCTATGAGATCCGAGGATGGATCCCAGTGTCAATCGCCAAAGATCAACGATGGCGCAGACGCGACAATCCAACATTTTGGGTCGAGCAATACAACTTACATCCCATCGAGAATTTAAGGAGATCCAGTCATGGAGATGCTGCGCTTTCAATGTAGGGTCGAAAAGAAGATCACCAATCACGGCGTCAAAATGGATGAAGTGAAGCTGGGAGATGGCAAGGTGCTTGTGCAATGCTTAGGCTGTGGCGTTATGGGCGTCATGGATCGGAGCGATGCACATGCCTGAATATGAGTATCGATGCGAGGTCTGCAGCAAGGTCAAAGCTGTAAAAAGGCCAATCACTGATGAGCTTGATCGAGCACCTTATTGCGACGGATGCACAATCCCAATGGCAAGGATCTACAGTGCCAATCCGGTGCATTTCAAGGGTCGAGGCTGGGGTGGCGATAAATGACAATTGTCAAGATGTCTTATCAATGCAATTGTGGCGAATTGATTGAAGTCGAAGGCACAAAGATCATGGACACAGCTTTCGTCTTGACTGATCTGATGTTCGATCATGAGGATGTGACCTGTGGATAACCTGTGGACGACACGCAGGAGACGCGCTCAAGTTGTCCACATTCTTGACTCATCCTTGACAGTGCCGCTACCGTCCTGCTCTGCAAGCGAGCGGCTGGAGCCGTATAGCTCGCTAAGGAGACAGGCGGTTAGGGGAGCTCTTTGCCTATTGCTAGGCTCGATTGTCTTACAGATGCAACCCGTACACGCAGCTACAAAAGCTGATCAATATCGTCTCTATGCTCATTCAAGGATTATTGATTGGAAGCAATTCAATTGCTTTGCCAAGATCATTCACAAAGAATCTCGATGGGATCCCAAAGCTCGCAATGGCTCACACTTTGGGTTAGGTCAGATGAGATCCCAGTGGTATCGCAATCTTGATCCATATCGGCAGATTGATCAGACAATCAAATACATAACAATCCGTTACCAAACGCCATGCAAGGCATGGGCATTTCATGAGCGCAAGGGTTGGTTCTAATGAGCCTACATTCACAGCGTAAGAGCAACAGTGCACAGTGGAAGAAGATACGCCTACGCATACTCACAAGAGATGGGCGTGAATGCTATTGGTGCGGCATGGATGCAGACACAGTCGATCACATCATCCCAGTAGCTAAAGGCGGACTGGACATCGATGACAATCTTGTAGCAGCTTGTCGCAAATGCAATTTCAGTAAGCGTGACAAGTTACCGGATGAGTTCATCATGGAGCGCATGAGACGGGGTAGTCTTTTTCCTGAGACCGATTCCAC